CACGGTGCTCGAAGGTGGCGATCCCCAGCACGGATTTGGAGCCGAAACAGTACAAGCGCCGTAACTGCGCTGGATGTGAGGACGACTTGCCAGAATTCCGCATGAAAAAGGGCCTGGAGCTGTGTGTTTCTTGTCAAAGTGCAAAGGAACGCCCCAGATCGCGATAGGAGCGATTTTCGGTCGAGTTGGACCACTGATACCTAAATCAAAAATAAATCGAATGGGCGGCTTTCTGAGCTGCCTATTTTTTCGACAAACCCAAGACTTGCCAAGTTGTGAGGCTAAACACCATGAGACAACAATACCAAGAGATCAAGTTCAGGAGTAAGACCCTTGACCTTATCGATGTCATGAACTACATCCTGGAAGAGTTTCGTCAGGGTGGATATACCGTGACAGTTCGCCAGTTGTATTACCAGATGGTGGCGCGGGACCTGATTCCTAACACCGTCGAGTCCTACAAGAAGATCACCGGCACCGTGAACGATGCCCGTCTTGCTGGTTTGATGGACTGGGACATGATCGAGGACCGGACCAGGGCTTTCGAGAAACGTAGCCGCTGGGAGAGTCCTGCCAGCATTGTTGGGGCTTGTGCCGAACAGTTCCACATGGACATGTGGGACGATCAGGAGACCAGAGTATTCTGCATTGTGGAGAAGGAAGCTCTGGCTGGCGTACTAGCTGGGCCGTGTTACGAGTGGGACGTACCACTGCTGGCCGCTCGTGGTTACCCCTCTGTTACCGTGGTTCGGGAGTTCGTGGAGCGGGACCTGCTGCCGGTCCTGGAGAACGGCCAGAACGTGCAGATTCTTCACCTGGGTGATCACGACCCCTCGGGCATCGACATGACCCGTGACCTGCGAGAGCGCATCAACCTGTTCGCTGACCTGGACAGTTTTGGTAAAGCCGGCTATGGCTGGCTTAACGTTGAGAGGATCGCCCTAACCATGGATCAGATCGATGATCAGAAACCGCCTCCAAACCCAGCCAAAGAGACTGATAGCCGTTTCGCTGAATACAGGCAACGGTTCGGGGATGAGAGCTGGGAGCTGGATGCCCTGCGGCCACAATACCTGAACGACTTGATCGAGACCCATATCGAGGAGCATGTGGACACCGAGAAGTGGGCAGCGAAGGAGAAGGCGATTAAGGAAGGCCGCGCCAAGATCGCGGTCAAGGCCAAGGAACTGGAGGAAGCATGACTGACACAAGAACAGATGAAGAACTCAAGGCCAGGATAAAGCTCCTGGAGGATGAGATGGATGCGAACGAAGAAGAGAATCGACAGATGCAAGAAGAACTTGAGACTCTCTACGACGAACAGGATCGAAGGAGTGAAGCATGAAACTAAACAACCAACCCCTCGAAGATGAAGAGGAATCCCCGCGTACTATGCGGGAAGTAGCCCTCAACCAGGTCGAGACCGAGTTGATGGTCAACCGAATCGCAGTAGCAGCAAGCAAAGGGAAAACAGCCAAACCGCTGAAATTTTCCGACCGCCTGAAGATTCGTCTTCAGATCAATAAACCAATCCCCAAGGAGTAACTATGTCGCACCGAAAAGACCTGCATGACCTGCACTACCATCCTGAGCACCAGTACCTCAACCTTCTGAAAATGGTCCTGCGCGAGGGCACTCTCCAGTCGAACAGGACCAAGACCAGGGCCTGGACCATTGACGGGGCCATGATGCAGTTCAACATGCGCGAGGGCTTCCCAGTCCTCACGACCAAGAAGCTCGCATGGCAGAAAGGCTTCGCTGAGCAGATCGGCTTCCTTCGCGGCCTGGACAATGCCCAGGACTTCGCTGACCTCGGATGCGACTGGTGGTTCAAGGACGCCAACGAGAACAGCCAATGGTTGGCCTCGCCTTACCGCAAGGGTGAGAACGACCTGGGACGCATCTATGGTGTGCAGTGGCGGAAGTGGCGTGGGAAAGCCATCGGGTTTGCTGACAGTGGCGATTTTGACTACAAGGAAATCGACCAAGTCCAAGTTGCCCTCGACCTTATCCGCAACAACCCTACCAACCGCCGTATCATCATCAACGCATGGCGTCCTGACGAGTTCGACCAGATGGCTCTGCCGCCATGCCATGTGGCCTACGAGTTCATGGTCAACGTCGAGCGGAACGAGCTGAACATGAGCATGTGGCAGCGGTCGTGTGATATGTTCCTGGGCGTGCCCATGAACATCGCCAACTCGGCCTTGATGCTCCACCTGTTCTCCATGGCTACGGGGATGACTCCAGGTCGCTTCACCCACTTCCTGTCGGACGTTCACATTTATGAGAACCATGTGGACCAGGTTCGGGAGCAACTGACGCGGGAGCCGTTACCTCTTCCAACCCTCGGTATCCTCTCCAAGATGAACCCCACAACCTGGACGGCAGACGACATGGCAGCTATCAATCCAAAGGACATCTGTCTCCCTGGGTATGTAAGCCACCCTGGTATTCGCGGTGAAATGTCCACGGGTTAAGGTGGCGGTATGTTCCCGCAGAAGCCTGAAGGAACTCCAGTCCCGATCCTGCATGATGTGATCGTGGCTGTAGTTCCCAAGTCTACCCCACTGAGCTTCATCGTACGTCCAGTGAAGAAATAACAAAGGCCCCTTACGGGGCCTTTGTCTTAGATAAGATCACCTCCTTTCTACTTGGGGTTGGGCGTAGACTGTGCCAGCAGCTCGGTCTTGCGGTCGCTACCGCGATTGCTGCCATAGTAGTAGGTCAAGACCATCATCAGGGCAGCATCCAGCGTACCCAGCAGACGAGCCACCAGCTCTCGCATCGAAGGGTCCACCACATGCATCAGCAGATAGGCCTGGATAGCGATCCAGGCCATGACGACCAGGAGGGCGATCAGGCGCGGCGTCCAGTCGGCCAGCTTCACCTCCCGATCACGGGCACTCGCCCGGTCCTGGACCGAGAGCTGCTCCAGCTCCACGGCCTCCTTGTAACCGAACTCGCGCAGCTTGAGCGCCAGTTCGTTATCAGCCGATTTGAGCGCCAGGAGTTGTTCCGGCGTAGCTCCGGCCACCGCTGCCGAGATCGCGGCGCTGGTGGGCTCCACGGGCGTTCCCAGGGCCGTTCCCACAGCCTGAGCTGCCATCGTGACCAGCGCTGGGACGTTGCCCGTGGCTGCGGCCCCGATCCAGGGTGTTGCCTTCTTGATAAAATTCAGAATTTCGGTCGTGTCCATCTTTCCTCCTTCAACCGTAGTGTTCAGGGAAGTCCGCAAGCGGTACGGTCTGACCCGCCAGAGGATGTGTGGAATCTGTAAGGAACTGGATCATCCCGTTCGTCACGAAGGAGTGACAGGCCCTTGCGGTACGCCACTCCTTGAACTCCTCAGAAGCGTCCGGGATGGCGACATAGGTGACCAGAACTGAGGGCTGGAAGGTGGGACGTTCTACGTTTCCATTCCAGGTCCAACTACCAGGACCTTGGGTCTTGATCGTGTGCGCCGAATCGCAACCAGGGCAGAAGAACGACAGACCACCCTGACCTTGATACTCCCAGTTGCGCAGTTTCTTTGAGAGCTGAGCCACTTGGGTTACTCAGTCGCGGCCATCAACAGGTTGGCAACACGGTTCGCCCAGCCGCGTCCGTGCTTGTCCCAGGTCGAGCACTTGGTAAAGAACCTCATGCGAACAGCCAGGAAGCGCATGATGAGCTTGTCCTCATCCATCGCACGGACCCGGCCCAAGGTGATTGCCCCGACAATGCCATCAGCGGCCACATCGAGAGCCTTCTGCAAGAACTTGATGCCCATGGTATGTCCGTGGTTCACCTCGGAGTCGAAGACCTGGAAGGCCAACTCGTAGGGCATGTTCTCACCGCCGAACCGGGTCCACCAATCGGTGTAGTAGATCGCCTGGGCTTGTTCGACCGTCAGGTTCTTGATGTCCAGGTTCGGATAGGTTCCCGCCGACAGCCCGAACTTGGTCCCTCGGAGTTCGCCTTTCCCGATTACGCCGCTTGACCAGTCCATGTGGTCTTCCGCTTCGCATTTGTAGCCTCCCTCGTTTCCGATGAGTTCCGCAAAGGCTTTCTTGAAGTTGTCGCTATAGTTCACGGTGTTACTCCTTCAGGGATTCCCCGTTGTCCAACATGCGTTGGTAAATCTGCTTCTTGATGGCGTTGATCCGAAGGACATAGAGACCGATGCCAATACCGATCACCACGGATACGATGCCCAGGACGGTTTGAATCTGGTTGAGGATCGCGGTTGTTCCGGCTGCGGTAGTAGCCGCAGCGGTTGCAACCGCTACCTTCGAGTTGCTGGCTACAGCCTCGACAGCAGAAGCCAGGCTTTCGTTGAGATGCAGTGACATGGGAATTTTCGGTTAAGGTGGGATTCCGAACATTATACCCAACAGGAAATTAATTGCGACAAATCAATACGAAAAAAGCCTCCATATGGAGGCTTTTTGTTGTGGGAAAAGTCTGATTTGCTATCAGATTAACAGGGTCTCGTTCGCTGCGAGCGTTCTAAGTTGGCCTTGATCCAAGATCAGTGGCGTGCCCTCGCTGGCAACACGCTCCTGGACCTGGCCCTGAACCAGGACCAGAGGCTTGAGCCCTGTTCCCAGCAGGTTATCGGGGACCTCCTTGAGCTGCCCCAGTGCCAGGATAAGTGCTCGCCTTGAGGAAGAGCTGGAGGAAACTGGGAAGCTCGAAAGGCCCAGAGGTCTTAGGCCTAAGGGTCGTAAGCCAAGTGCCATGTTTAAATCTCCGGCCAGCCGGTGCTGAAGTCGTAGGCCGCAACCTCTTCGAAGGTTGTGAGGGCAGCGATTGCATCCCGGTGCTTACCATCAGTCCCACCTATCGCTGCCTCCGCAGCGGAGAAGCGAGCAGAATTGGCATGAACCTTCGCCACAAGATCAGCAAGCGGGATACCTCGTGCCTGGGCCTCGGCAGTGAGCATAGGGCATGGTGCAGTTTGATCCGCACTGAATGCTTCAGCTTCCGACCGCTTGATTGGCCAGCTTGCCATCTCCCCTGCACTAATCGATGCAACTACCTTGTCGCGTAGTTCCTTGGAGTGAGCCAGGACCGAGCTCATCTTTTCGGCCTTTGCTTGACCAAGCGTGTAGCTGTCGATAATCGCCTGGACAGCAGCGGTATCTGAGGCTTGCCACACCCCATCAACCTGCACCAGGGTTTCACCAGCAAGGGCTATGGCCTTATGGAGACCCACCCCTTTTTCCGTGTAGACTATCATCCTGTTACTCCAACATAGACGAGGATTGGGTGCAAGTTTCCGATGGGTTGCGCGCTGGTCGTCACTCCAGGAAGGTTCGGCAACGCCGTGCTACCGACTGCCTCTGTGCGAAGTTCAATCGGAGTCAGGCTGGAATTGAAGCCAAATGGGGAGCCGCCCATTTGATTTTGTACACCTGAAGCATAAGCGGTCAATCTCGGCGTTCCCGATGAGGCGATGAAGCCGGTGAAGTACCAGCCTGGCGGCAAGGTCAAGGGTGAGGACAATGGCCCATCCTTTACCCCTGTCGTACCCAGGTCGAGACTACCTGTGGACGCCAGCATGGCACCAAGGTAGCCTTTTTCGTTGCAATGATAAAGACCAAGGCGAGCAGTGTCCCCCACCCCCTGTGTGGTCACATTGACGGCCAAAGAAGACACCCGCGCTCCACAGCGCAGCAGGAACGGCATGTACTGTATGTTATTCCCTGAGGGTCCACTGACTGTCGTGGAGAGGTTGCGGTGCGCGCTGGTTAAGTATCGGCTGACGCCAGAAGACTGGTTGTCCACGGTAGGTAGCATCGATTCCAGCGTGGATGCATGAGGTCCAAGGACCAGAATCGTGTCCCCAGTCAGATTAACCGGAGTGGGGTTAGAACTATTGTAGACACCACCGGATAGTGTGGCCGTAACCTTAGCACGCACAAAAGTGGTGGCATCGGTCAAGTAGCCCCAACCCGCCTCGATGAACATCCCCGTGACCTTATCGACCAATTCATAAGGATGTCTTACACCGAGGACGGGCTGGGCGTCGATCAACCGGGGAGCCCCGGTGATCGCCGCAATCGTCAAAGCTCCGGCACCAAGTGTGCTGCTGCTTTGCTCTACGCCATTGACGAGCATGGTTTAAGCCTTCGTGATCGGGCGGTTGTACTGGAAGTTCACCGCCGTAGCCGAGACAGCGAAGCCGATGTTCTGCACCACGTTGCCAGCAGCGCCCGGAACTGCTGCTGCACCTTTACCTGCGGTGGTTTGCAGGAAAACGCTGCCTGGGGTTTGGCCGGTGACCTGGGTGTTCGTACCCTCGAAGTAGACGCTGGCTGGGTTGCCTTGAGCCACAGCGACCAACACGAAGCCGTGTGCCTCCTTACCTGCCACGGTTGCGTCAGCCTTGCGAACACCGAAAGCCCCAGCGCCGGAATCGAAGACGTTCACGTAGTCACCAGCAGCGAGAGCTTCGCTGGCAGTCAGAGCAGCAGTATCCGCACCGATACCCACTGGGAGTACCGTCGGGTCGATACGTCCAGTGCCGTCGAGTTGGACGACCTTGCCAGCATCGCCTGCGCCTGCCGAGACAACCTTGGCATTGACGATGGTCGGGTCCAGGACGCCGTTGGCGTTCAGAGCGGGGATCGCATTGGCGTCCGCAGCCCCTGCCGAGGTGGTGAGGGCGGCTTGCTCGACCAGAGCGCCGCCAGAGAGTTTGATGACTTTCGTCGTGGATGCATTGCCCATTTACAGCTCCTAATTAAGTGAGTAAAATCGGTTCCCGAATGTTGATGAAGAGCTTGGTGGGGCTACTCGGGAAACCTACCACCAGTGAAAATGCTGCGCCAGCATCGGCGGGGTTCGCTTGAGTTAGCGTGCCGTTCGGTCCCAGGAACACGGGCTTGTCCATGGTCCAGTTCCAAGAGGTTTCAACCAGCTCCCCGTAGTTCCGGATCGATGTCAAACCCCCTTGGCCAACTGCACTGACCGTAACCCCTGCCACACACATAGCATGGGAGATTGTGTCCCAGTCAGCGTAGACCAAGCCTTGAGGTCCAGGGGTAACAACACGGTGTCCACCCAGGGCAACTCCAGCGGTCAGTTGTACTTCTGATTGACTACTGCCAGGTTTGCCTGGGAGGCCTTGAGAACTAGTGTGGACAACCTTGACAGTCGTCCCTTTAATAACTACAGTTGACATGCTCTTACCTCATCACAAGAATACGGCCAAAAAGGAGTGGCAGTTCATCGCCATTGGGAGCCAGGAGGTCGAGCCAGTATTCGAGGGGACCCAAAACTGGGTCCAGGAGCGAGGTTTGAGCCTTGGAGATGTACAGGTCGAACGTTCCCTTTTCCTGACCAAAGGTGATCCCACCGTTTTCGGTGGTAAGCTCAAGGATGGTATCTCCGGACTTTCCGTGTATCCGGAGGACAGCATCGTAACCCGTGAAGTCGTCCCTGTTCCCTTTGTCGTCCGAAACCTCCACATGCTGCCGGAGGTCCGCCCCCCGGTAGATGTTGATGTTGTAGAGCCCAGGTTCCATAATGTTTCCAGCTTTAAAAAATGTTTCCTGATTATAATTCAGGCAGCGATCCACTGTAAAGCTGGAAACGAGGTCAAGCCCGAACTTGTACCTTTCGGGCTCCGACCAGCATCGTTAGCTCGCCGGGAGAGATCATCCGGCTGTGCTCACCCCATCCGGCCATCTCGTAAATCTTGACCGAACCTCCTGAGCAAACCATGATCTTGCGCCAGTGGATAAACACGTTCAAACCCAATGAGCACTTGATGCCGATGATCAGGAAGGCTAAGTAGCCGTACTCGATGGGCTCGGCCAGCCAGATGAAGATCGCCAGCTCGATGGCCTTACGGTCCAACCCTTCCGGTGGCTCGAACACATCGAAGTTCTTGAGCTGGGAAACAGGCGTCAGGTGGTTGCGTCCGCTGTTGAGTTCTGCGATGAACAGACGGCCACCCAGCCATATTGCCACACCCGTATGGGTGTAGGGGCTTTTGGTGAAGAACTGGGTTACAGTACCAAGGAGGTTATGCACATCTCGTACCGCGATCAAGTCTCCCGTCTGAATCTGGCTGCGTGCTTCTTCGTACTGCATGTGTCCTCCGGTTAAGGTATGGAGTTAGCGAATATAAACAGGTCGTCAAGCTGCTCAGGTGTGAGCCCCAGGCCGGGGCGAAGTTGTTCGATCAGGGGTCGGTCCCTTTTGAAGACCTGTGACGTATCGAACTCGATCTGGGCCAAGCGTCGGTCCAGGGGGTCTTCAATGGAATCGATCAGGGGTTGAACCAAGTCCAGGAGGTTGCAGATCGCCAAAGCCTGGAGGCCTTGGCGACTGGTTACTTCCTTGGGGACGAAGCGCGACGCTGGGGGCGGGGTTGGCTTGATGAAGCTCGTCCCGTCCCACTGATCCCCAATGTCTGCACCTTCACCATTCAAAAGATTGGGGATTACCTCAAGGTGTTCAACTTCGATGATATTGAGGACCGAACCATTCTCACCGATAACTGCTGCTTTCATATCTATCCTTAAAAACGAATGATGACGACGCCGTTTTGTCCAGAACCTCCGGAGTTAATGTTACTGGTGTTACCACCAGTACCACCTGCACCATAACCCGTGCTGCCTTGGGGGGCGAGCATAGACCCTCCACCAAGGCCTGGACCATCACCACCCCAGGGACCCCCTTTACCTCCTGGGACCTTGATCATGGCATTAGCTGTCGTCAGAGTAGTGATCCCAGGGCCAGCGAAAGAGCTTGCACCTCCCATGCTAGGCGCAACCCCAGAAGTTGTTCCAGCTCCTACGGTTACAGTATAGTTACTTCCAGGGGACAGTGAGGTTAGGACTGAGATACCGGCATCTCCTCCGCGACCACTAGCCATATATTCCGTAGACACACCCCCTGTGTTTGCTGCCCCAGCTTGACCTCCATTCACCACAGTGATCTCCGCTTTTGTCACACCAGCAGGGCAAGTCCAAGTTTGGGTGGTGGTGATCACCACCATATTGGTGAAACCACCTGGGTTGATGTCCGAGGTCAGCGCGAACGTACCAGACTTATCAGGCATAGCGTAGGTACGAGCAGCGGTATTATTGTTGGTGATCGCCGCTGGGTAGGTGTTCGTCGCATGAGGGACGTTCAGCTTGTCCATCGAGAACACCGGACCCCATGCCGTCCAGGTGCCACCTACCTTGAGGCGCATGACCGTATCACCCGCCGTATTGCTGGAGCCATAAGCAGTAGCAACTTGCTTGATCCACGAGCCGTCATGCACTTCAACCTGGACGTACCACCAACCGGCGTTGGGGGCATTCGTCATGGATTGCCCACGATAGAAGCCACTGGTAGCGATGGCGTTCAGGTCGCCATTGCTCCAGGTGATTGCCGTGCCATCCGAGGCAGTGGTCAATACTGGACGACCCAACAAGTCTCCATAAGCACCACTAGCCGCAACGGTAGCAAGACCAAGGTTTGAGCGCCCTTGCGTTTGTTGGGCTCCAGTCAAGCCTTGTGCGGCATCCACCCGCAGACGGTTGCCCAGTGCGGTGGCGGTCGTGGTGGAGAAGTTCGCGTCGTTGCCCAGGGCCGCTGCCAGCTCGTTAAGCGTGTCCAAAGCTGCCGGGGAGGAGTTGACAACTGCGGCAACCTTGTTATCAACATAGGTTGTGTCCGCAATATTGACGCCGTTGACCTTCCAGGTTCCGTTCAGGTTCATACCAGCATCGCTGGCAAGCTGCTGAATCTTGCCCACCACAGTGGATGCGCCGTAAGTGCTGCTACTTGCTAGGAAACTGATGGCGGCAGTATCCGCAGTCGAACTTGCAGGTTTAAGTGCGATACCAAACTGGTTGCCCACCCCAAGGTAGTTGATCGTGACTGCTGAAGAGTTACCTGAGTAGCCTTGAGTTGCCCCGTTGAGCAAAACAACACCAGTCGTGCGTAGGGAAGTAGCACCCGTCACCTGGAGCTTGGCTCCAGAGCCGTCATCTGCGGCAGTGCCAATGGTGACATTACCAGCCCCAGATTCCAACAGGTTCATGTTGCCCGTCGGTCCAACCATACGAAGACGCGTCGCCTGGGTCGTTCCATCATTAACCCAGAAACCGTAGTTCTTGTCAGTGTCGCGGAAGAACAACTGCCCCTGCATCGCGCCACAATACAGGTTCAGCACAGCCTGCGTTCCGCTAGGTTGCGTCGTTTGAATATTGCCTGTGAACGCCGGATTGTTCTTCGCCCCAGCGTAGGTATCGACATTCCCCGAATGAACAAAGGTCTTCCCACTGCTATGGGTAAGATCCCCACCATAGTTGAATAGGAAGTTCTCAGTGGCGTTGTTGTCGTTACCCCCTATGGCGAGGAAGGCACCACCCGCCCAGGTGTTGTCACCGGCACGGTAGCTACCCCACACGAGATGCTGGCGATAACCTCCACCAACCCGCGTGATCTGGTGCATAGCCGGAGCAAACCCAGCACCCGCTAACACCAGCTCGGAAACTTCGATAGGAGCTGTAGACAAACCTGTCACAGCCCCCACCTGTCCAGGCGGACGCGTGATGATCGACTGTCCTGCCGACATCGTGAGCGGCCCCGTCAGAATACCACCGCCCAAAGGTAGTTTGGTGCTGTCGGCTACCGTAATGTTGGACGAACCGTCGAAGCCCACGCCATTGATGGTTCGTGCGGTCGCCAGCTTGGTCGCCGTATCAGCATTGCCGGTGAAGCTGGCTACATTGACTGGAAGTGCAGCCCGGTTATAGATGACCGACATTGACAGCGCATTTTTCACCGCTGGACCATCGCTGGTAACGCCGCGCACCTGCACGTAGATCGGGTTGCTGCTGGAAGCCAGGTGTGAAATAGGGATCGCGTACTTGCTGGATGCCGCGCTCCATACCAGATCACCAATGGCGAAGTGCAGCGGGGTATTCCCCACTGCCTCTACTACCTGACTGGCGTTGTGCCATATGCTGTTGTTGGGGTTGACTCCGATCTGGAAACGCTTGACGATACCCCCTGCCGCGTTGGCGTCGGCGTAAGTGGAGCCCAACGTCACTTCGATGAAACCAGAGAAGGAGATGTTGCCCAACTCCAGGTCCACGGCCTTACCAGCAGTGGCTGGAAAGAGCACGCTGAACGTGCGCTCGAAAGCGCATTGCATCGACAGGCCGGCAGAGTTGACCGCCGCGCTCACATCGGAGCCTGTCAATTCACTGCGAATCGTGGCGCTCGACTTGTTCTCGACATTCCCCAGGCCTATGTCGGCCTTGTTACCACTGGTGGCTACTGTTGCCAGCACTGGTTTGTTCTTGATGTACGACTTTTGCGTGTTGTCGGTAACAATCCAGTCGGCTTGAATCTGACCAGAAGCTGCTTGGTTAGCATAGCCCTGAGCCTGCGTGGCCCAATACTTAGCACTGTAACCTTGTCCAGCGACCACTTCACCAGCATCCTGGGTAGCCCAGGCCTTTGCCGTGTCCCGATACCCAAGAGCGGCGTCACGATAACCCTGAGTCGTGTCCCTGTAACCTTGGGTCGTGTCCTGATAGGTCTTTGCCGTGTCACGATAACCCTGGGCTGTAGTAGCATAACCAGAGGCATCTTGGGCGTACTTCATCGCTCCGTAAAAACCACCGGAGACAATCGTAAGGGAGGTGGCCCAGGATTGGGCGGTATCTTGGTAAGTCTTTGCCGTATCACGGTAACCAAGGGTGGTGTCACGAGCGCCGGTAGCCGTATCTCGTGCAGCCAGTGCGGTGTCCTGATAGGTCTTTGCCGTGTCACGATAACCCTGGGCTGTAGTAGCGTAACCAGAGGCGTCTTGGGCGTACTTCATCGCTCCGTAAAAACCACCGGAGACAATCGTAAGGGAGGTGGCCCAGGCTTGGGCGGTGTCACGATAACCCAAAGCTGCGTCACGGTAACCCAGTGCGGTATCTCGCGCAGCAAGGGCCGTGTCGCGGTAACCTTGAGCGGTGGTCATATAACCATACGCGGAGTCACGGTAACCCAGTGTGGTATCCCGCGCAGAAAGTGCCGTGTCGCGGTAGCCAAGTGCGGCATCCCTTGCTCCTTGGGTAAGGGTCAGGGCTTGTTGAGCATCTACTTTTGCTTGGGTTGCTGTTCCTGCTGCGGTTGAGGCTGTTTGAGCATCAGTGTGGGCAGTCCCTGCGGCCTGAGTTACCTCCTCAGCCAACTGGTTGGCATCAGCTACAGTCTGTTTGACCTCATCCAGGTCCGAGCGCCGGAGAATCTCTTCGCCTCCTCGCTTGATACCGTCATGTACCCGGATGCTCCGCTTGGTACTGTCGATGGTGATCTCCCCAGCGCCGCCGAGGTAGGCGTCGTTCTGCTGGGTCGTGCCCCGTTTGAACGGGATATTTACAATGCGAGTAGTCATGGAGATTATTATATCCTGGGAGAATCTTGTTTTGGATCAAAATTTATCGTTTCGGATGCTTAGATTTCACGGCCTTAACTTGCTCGTAGATAGCTTTAACTTCAGGGTTTTTATCTAGCATACCAAAGGCTTCTAAGGCCTTCCAAATAGCATCCAACTGGTTACCGATGGTTGGGTATTCCATCCTTCGAAAATCTTGATAGGAATCCTGCTTAGCCTTTTCAGGCTTACGGGGGTCATCTTCAGGTACGATTTCCACCGTATGATCAGTGATCACAGGGAGTTCTTCCTCCGAGGGGCAACTACCCCTCTGCTTGATCTTCCCGTTTGTGTTCAGAACAATGTAGTGAATCATCGCTTAGCACCTTGAATCAAAAGTGAGGAACTGTGGATCGTAGCCGCTTGCATACTTCCCACACCAGCCGTTGGACTACTAACAACGAAGGAGTAAGTGGTAGTCCCAACAGTAGGGTTAGAGTCAGCGTATGAAAACGAAGCACTGTTGACGAAGCCGCCCACCAGGGAAATGCCCTGAGCCGCCACCTGGTTTCCATTCTTGAGAATGACCATAGATTGCGACGAATTATTATCACTATGGAGCGCCATGGAAACCGTCACGACTACCCCCGAAGCACCAGCGGGCATGGTGATTGAAGCTGTTAGCAGTGTCGTGCTACTTCCAGCACCAACACTATCTGCCCCACCAATAGCGGCTATGACACCCGTGATGGAGTTACCTGCAACCTTCAGCGTGTCAACTGCGGCATTCTCGATGTTGGCATTCTTGATCACTGCGGTGCCGTCAACAATCAGGGCTCCATTCACCCCCACCGTCTGTACCCCGTTGACCAGGCCGACCATGAGTGGCAGTTTAGCAGTCATACCAGGGAAAGCTACTGCGAAGCTGTCTGCGTTGACAATGAAGGAGGAGGAGGGCTCGCCAGTTACCGGGGCTGTTGAGGCAAGACCGAAGCCAACGACTCGTCCGCCAGAGTCGATCTTGACCGTGTACTGAGCGTTGAGGCCATTGATTGAGTTGGCATTGGTAGTGATCGCCTGTTCAACTGTTACGCCCCCAATGTTGTTAAGTCTGGAGGTGACTTGCGAAACCTGCCCAGAGATCGCGGAGTCGGTTTGGGCTTTGGAGTACGAGTAGCTAGCAACCTTAGCATCAGCGTAACTCTTGTACTCCGCAGACAGGGTGTTGTATTGCTGGGATAACGCACCGTCCACCGTAGCTTTGCTATAGGTATAGGTTTGGGTCCATGTACGAATGTCGTAGTCGTAAGATGCGATCTGTTCATTACGCTGCGTAGCTTCCGCAGCAATAGCAGTAGTGCGAGCATTAACCTCGTTTTGGATAGCCGAAGTGTTAGCTCCAACACTGGTAACTACAGCATCGATCCTAACCCCCAAGGCTGTGTCAGCAGTTGTTCGAGCAGTTGTCTCAGCCTGAATGGCCGCAGTGTTGGTTCCAGTCGTAGCTTGCACCGTATCGATGCGAGTGCTCAAGGCACTATCAGCATTGGTACGAGCTTGAGTTTCCGTTAAAATCGCCGCAGCATTGTTGTCAGTCTTTGCCGATACAGTATCGATGCGAAGGCTGATAGCCCCCTCCGAGGTCTGCCTGGAGGAAGCTTCACTAGAGACCGCAGTTGTGATTGCCGAAGCACGAGCCTGAGCTTCAGCAAGGATACGTGCAGCTACAGACCCAACGGTTGTCTCTGGAGCGTCAATCAGGTTGATCCTGGTGTTCAGGTCCGTGAACAACTGGGTCCCGGTGATCTTGTTCTCCAGTAGCGTCAGGATAGCCGAAGCGTTCTTGGTGGTTGTAGCCGAAGCAGGCCCGGTCCAACCGCTGTAAATCTTTGCCGAGTCCTGAACACGCACCCAGTAGTAGACTGTAACATCCACACCTAGACCGATGTGAAGCCAGGAGGTTGCTGGGTACGCAAGGTCAGTCAGCTTTGAGGCTGAGGCTCTGTCATTCGTGGTTGAGAACCACAGCTCAACCTTCTTCAGGTTAGGAGCGGGGTTGGAACCAAAGGTCCAATTCACCTCAATCTGGAAGACCCCACCCGTTGCCGAGATCGACTGAGGAGAGCCAGGAATCCTGGTCTTTCCACGGGCCAGGTGGTCAGCAATAACTACCCATGGGGATTGCTGACCGTTGCCATCAATCGAGGCAAGGCGCAGGGTGTAGTGCTCCCCAGGGACTACCGGAGAGATGTAGGCACTCGTACCAGAGATGGCTGGAACAGTCTGCCATTCCGTGTCACCCTCACCAACCAGTTTGTACTGCAACAGGTAACTACGAATGAAGCTATTGAGGGGCTTCCGCCACGTTGCCAGGATACGTGCAACGATCTCACCGCTAGGCATAAGCAGGATTTGCTCGTCGCCGCTCACAGCAGTAAAACCAGAAGGTTGTCCTGGAAGGTATGGTACTTTGGTGCTATAGTCAAAGTCGTCACCAATATCAGTTGGTGCGCTTTCCGCCTGAACGTACTTGTTACGGTTGATCTCAACAGCCGTGACATTGTATAGGTAAGGTGAACCATCAACTTCAGTGATGCTCAGAACCCTGAAAGGTTTGGCGTAACCGAAGCTGCTCTCCACACCCTCAACAGTGAAGACGGTGTATCGCGGAATGTCCGCAGGAAGTTCGCTCTGAAGCCTTAGCCGAGTAACATGTCCGATGGTTTCCGGTGTTACGGTGATCTCCAAAACCCCACTGACGGTTTGGAGTTTGACGACATATTCCCCCATCGATTCGATGAAGATCGGATCGCGGAAGTTCAACCACTCAGCGTCATACGAGGTTAGCCGCCCAGACTGGGACCAGCCCATCATAGGGTCAGCAATCAGGACGACATCATACAGACTCAGCAACCCACCTTGGCGGGTTGTGGTGAAGCTGACCATGGTGGTTTCGGTCAGTGAAGAGCTCAGGCGAACCTGAGCCTTGGCAATCGCTTCGTGCAGGTTGGTACAGCCTACCGCGATGAAGTCGAGAGGAATCCTCCCATGCTTCTCGATGTGTTCTTCACTGGTCGTAACGTTGGGGATGCGGCGACGATCCTCGTTCCAATCCAGGTCTGGGTTGATGAACGAAACAGAGATGTCATTTGCACGGGCGGTAAGATCAGAGAAGGAGTAGGTGAAGCCTTCCTCAGTGACGTTCTCCGGAGTGAACATCATCACCGCAGGGTCGTCCTTATCCACGCGAAGGTGAATCTGACCTTGCAAGTCATCCCAGACGAGTGCGTTGAAGGAACCTGCCACGTAGTTCAGCATCTCCATGCCTGGGCGAGCTTCGCTCAAGGTCATGTTGAAAGTGTACCTGGGGCGAGTCTCAGTCGTTCCGGCAATCGCTACAGGTTCATCACACCACTTAGCAGCTTGATAAAAAGTGAAACGGTTCGCGTCAATGTAACGGCGATGCTTTGCCAAGCCGTAGCGGTCATTGACGATGAGATCGTACAGAATCCAGGCTGGGTTGTTTGTCCACGCGAACTTGAAGGAACCGTTCCAGGGTGTGCTTTCGTCGTAAGTTCGGGTATCAGGATTGTAGTTGGATGGCACACGAATGATAAGTCCATCGTACACGCCCGAGAAATCAGGGATGTTCGAGAACTGACCATTCGCTACACCAAGGCCGTGAACAATAGCCGTGTTCGGGAACGTAAGGTTCTGACGGCTGGTTGCCTGGTAACTCTCCCATGACATGTCCACCACATCATGCGGGTCATTGTCAGGGGATAGTTTGGTAACACGGATCACCCAGTCGTCATTGATGATCGGGACCTCTGCACGGAACTCCTTAACGTAGCCGGAAGAGGTCTTACCAGTAACCGTTAGGCTTCCTGGTTGGGTTCCAGCCTGAACTCGATCCAGAACATCCTGCAAGAACTCCGGGTATGTCTCGGTGGAAGATACAGGATCAGATGAGAACATGATCCAGTCGTTTTGGTTGGCCGCACGATACTCTACCTTGAACGAGGCCGTGTTCGTATGTGTGCTACCATCATCATCAGCGCGCATCAGGCGTGCGAACTGAAGCCGAACCTCCAGGGTGTTGATTGACCCACGGAGTTGAGCTTCTGTTTGACGGATAACAGCAAGGTTCTTGAGGAGGGCAACCCCAACGGTTACGTTCGAGGAGATACCACCAAGCTTCAGCTCCAGTGGCTTAGCCGATCCTTCTGGAAAACCAGGGTGGACACCGATGGCGAACTTGTCAAAGTTCCTCTGACCTCCGACGCTAACCAGAGGAGTGTCCCCAACGTAGAAGGATGCCGCACCATTGGTGAGGCCCCGGATGGGGCCTTCAGAAACCGCAAGGGCAAACTCAACGATGTCCTCAGACAACAGGCTGTCCGGGGTCGTGGTTGGACCTCCACCACCGGAGCCTTGAAACAGCTTCTTGCTAGTCATAGCTTCTTGTGAATACGATGTTGGTGCCAACTGGTGGCATGTTGGAGATGTCACCACCCAGGAGCGTGACCTTGGAAGTTGTACCAGCCGTTGCGTTCTCAACGTGGAAGGTCTGCCCTGTTGCAAAGCTCAGGTCATAAGGACCTGCCAGAAGGACAGTTGGCGCGAAGGTGATGTACGTGACCATCTCCTCGACCATAGAGTCTGGGTAAGTCAGGCCTTGGTAGGTGCTCACAGGACTTTGATCTAGGACCTGGGGGTCCGTCACAGGAATCTGTGGGTCCACGGAGCTGTGGGTCAACGTACCATAGTCCGTGAAGGGGGAGCTGTACCAAGGTTCAGGGGCCGAGTTGAAGGCTCCAGAATCGATGTCGAAGGAGATGTAATGACCGTAAGCTTTGCAGCGGCCATAGATCATCGGAATCCTTGTACCGATGGCGACGGTATTCTTACCCGATCCCAGGTACTTAGACTTCTCGCTGGTATCTAGCTTCGGTTGCGGAGCCAGGAGTTGGAGCACACCGCCCAGGACCATCATGCCACCACTGAGGTACAGCATTCCCGAGGTGATCCCCAGGGCTGGGATACCACCCATTGCGGCAGTGGCGATCAGCATAATGCCGATCACTACTTGGGTGGCTCCAGATCGACCTGAACCAGTCATCACTGGCCGAACGTGGAGGACATCAACCTTCCGCTTGTCATAAAGCGCATCAGCCGAGGCGAAGCCATCGACTGCGACATGGTGGCGTTTTGAGCCATCCCCGGCGAGTGCGGGGATGAGCTGGAGGGAGGAAAGGGCCTCGGCTGCGGAATTAGCCTCGACCTGAATTTCAGCCGGGTGTAGTTCGCGCAGGTAGCCGTGAAGAATAATAGTTGTCATCGCGCACGAGTATATCACCCTGCATTCGATAACACCACACTTCGGAGGCGCTCACAACATAGTGTCGTAGGCGTGGAAACTGGCGAAAAGCCCTGTAATCTGCGACACTCAGGTTGGGTCCTGATCGAGGGTGAGTGTGCCAAGTTGCCACGACTTCTGGATCATCCAAACAGCTAGAATCCATTGCGAATTCATCCCTGGGATTTGGATGGATATTCTGGAGAACTTTTACCGTGCCATCCTCCAGTATTACTCCGCAAGCTTCATCCCCATTGGGGTCGAACAGATTAAACAAGCTTTGCACGATATTTCTCCGGAAGCATTGAGCTTAGGTCAGTTGTAGGTATCATTCCTACGCCAAGTTTTGCCACTTCTGGGTGCCGAACAATCATCAGCAATCGGGCCTTCCATTTCTCCAACAAAGCATCTTCACAGGAGAACCTGTTCCAGATGTGATGGATAAAGGCTCCATTTCCAACATAAACTCCTACGTGATTAGCCTTACCGTTTATCAGAGAAAAAACAAGGCCATCCCCCACCTTCAGAGATCGGGTATTCTTACCCAGTTGCTCCCAGCCGTCCATCTCCATGAAGTCATCAATGAGGTTGATGTCCGGCTCATTCCACCAACCTTCCGGTCGGGCGGCATTGATGATCTCGATACCAAAAAGGTCTCGGTAGTAGTTGCGAACCAGTCCGTAGCAATCGTTCTCTCCAGAGGTGTAGGGTCTCCCCAGGAGATGTTTGTAGGAGGTGTAACTCATCGCAGACTCACATGCGGGAAGTCAGGCGGGTAGAAGGACCGTGCTGGAAGGTCAAAGTTCTGCCCGTCAATCGTGGATCGGCACTCAAACACTACAAGGTCCTTGTTGAGGGAGATCACCTTCGATAACGTCCAGATGTTCTTGACGTACGCGCTTACCCCATTGTCGATGTCAGTTAGGAGCGCCCGGTAACGGGTCAGGATCGCTCCCTCGGTATAACCTGCTTCTACCCAAAGGGAAAACAAACCTTGCGGGTTCACGACAGTGAATTTCGGACGAGACATTTCACCACTGCTGTTCTGAGCAGACTCCGACATCTTGCACGGCAAAGCTTCCCACGTTTGGTCCAGCCAGATGATTGGGTTATGTGGGGTGATGTACATCACAGGGTCATCAGGTGCCAGGAATTCTATCTTGAAGAATTCCCGGTAACCTTGAGATTCAAGCTCGAAGGCATCGACCTGCTGTGAGGTTGGAATTTCTGTTCTCATTTATGAGAGGTCCTAGTCTGGGAAGTCCACGTACTGGATTTGAATCATGTCGGCCACACCAGAGTCGGCCAGTCCTGGTTGCTCGATAAACTCGATCTCGATGTTCTCCACGGCCCCATCGCCGCCTTCCTTACCTTCTGGTATGACGAGGGGCTTGTTAAACCTCACCGGCAACTCCCCCAATACTGGGTGTGGATAAATGAAGGTCAAGTTCCTCTTGTACAGGTTGTAGAAAGCCTCTAACCTTGCAAGGTTGATCTCCGGCTGTTGGGTTTGGTCGATAGCACCTGTCGCGTCCGTGAAGTATTTAAGCGCCTTAAACTTGAGCTTGAAGATACGTTGGTCCGGGGCGGACGGAGGTGCGGAGTATTGATAACTGCCTCCAAGCTTTGCTTGGAAGCCGTTATCTGGATATTCCGTACTGAATTTGTGGTATGGAAAATCAAAGATTGCCATGGTCAGATTTGGTTAGTTTGAACCTGTTTGATCAGCTTCTTGATGGAGCCACCTCGGGTGATGTCGTCTGCAACCATAACCACCACATCCTTCGGACCCAAACCGCTAGGCTTCTGATCTGGGGTCACAACATACACATTGATAGTTGCGCCGTCCTGCTTATTGTTCTGCGAAGGTGACTTAGGTGCCGACGATGATACCACGCTGTTGGTTGCTTGGTTCAACGAATGCAAGTAATCGGTTCCCACAGCAT